CGTGGATCTTCCTTTAGTACTTTATTCTGAATAAGAGCATGTAAATCATAACCCGTATATGAAACGAATTTACTCATTTGATCTTTTAATGAGTGATATCCAATATCTGAATTGGTTTTTTCTTGTTTTGTTGCGGTTAATGCAATCACGACATAATTATTTAATTTTTGTGTATCTGTTAATTGCTTAGGATCATGAATTAATAATACTTTAGTTGGATCACGGTGATCAATATATTTATGCCATAATCTATTAACCTCGTGCCAATCACCCGTTTCACGTGCTAATTTTCGAGCGTTTTTTAATTGAATATCATCCTTACCATTTACACCATTTATAACAATATCATCTAAATCTTCATATTCAGTAGGGTTCATTTTGACTATTGTTGTTTTACCAGCACCACTTTGAGCCGCAACAATGGGTTTTTTAAAACTTGTTGGCATATTTTCAATTAAATCATAATGATTAAAATGTGGAAAATATTCACCGAATCTTTTTTTTCTAAATATGAATTCACCCTCACGACTACGTAAAGTAGGTATTACATCTTTAATATCCTTTGATGTTTTTTCATAGAAATCCGTAATATCTGTACCAACAACAATTTTATTATTAATTTGTTCTAATGTATAATTCTTACCCTTTTCTAAAATTAACGTATTCGGATTATTTTTAATCTGCGGTATTAATGATGGGTGACAAGTGATACCTATTGCATTACAAATCGGTTCTGTTACACCAAAAATGTATGCCCTTTGTAATGCTTGGTATCGAGCGGTAAAAATTGATTGCGCCTCACGAGCATTTTCATGATTCGCATAGGATAAATGATTTAATAATTCTAAAACTTTAAATGTAAATGGAGAACATCTAGAATCGTATTCAGTAGCATCTGCTTCAATTAGGATTGCATTAGGATTGTTTTTTTTAAAATCATATAATTTAGTGAACAAGTATTCCATATTTTGATTTAAAATCATTCCCATTCCAGCACCCGTATCACGCCAATTTTGTCTTTTATTCCTCTCCAATTGTACAATCATGTCCATAAAGTATGAAAATAAATCTTGCGCAACAACTGTACGTAAATTTTTATTTTTATGTATAACCTTCTCAATATCAACTACTTGGGATTTGACAAATGCATGATAGTATTGAATGGGGTACTCACCCCTGTTTAATGCATCTAATGTTTTCTTAATCAATACTTTATCGAAACCGGCATTATATAATGCTTCTCTTGTTTTCATTTGTGATAAAAATGGTAAACCGGGACTACAACCTTTTTTTTCGTTAGACTTTATATAATTCGCCACAACTTGTGGATGCATGATCTCTGCATTTTCAAAACTTGATTTATATTTTTCAAATATCGCTTCTGCGATTTCTTTTGCAAAATCTTCATCATCCTGAGATATTGGGTTGTATTGCGGTCGATATCGTGTTATACTTTGCCGAATTTTATCCGGTTTAATTTTTGAGAGATATACACCATCACTACCCTGCACATTTGATTTTCGTAAATATCTTTTTATACGTTCATTATATTCTTTATCCAAAAAATAATTAGTATCCTGTTCCAATCCAAGAATATCACCCTCACTTTTACTCATTACAGGTTTATATTTTGCATTTTCCTCTAATATAGGAACACGACGATGCATTGATTTTATCGGGTCATAATTTATACCAAGTGATTTCGCATTTTGTTGAATATCTGCCACAAAAGAATAAAAATCTTGGATTGTTTCTTGGCGAGGCTGGGCATGAACTATTGAAAGATTTTTTAAAAATTCATTACGAGCTACTAACATGGGGGTTTTTGTTAATCCACTAAGCGCCCAAACCGTTTTAATACGTAATCTGTGAGGTTTCCCAAATGTTTTATCAAACAATAAATTTACAGCACCCCATAATATCAACCAACTAGTTTTACATAGTGAAAAAATTAATGTTGACAAATGAAATAAGAAATCACATAACTGTTTCATGTAGTTTAAAACTTTAGTACCTCGAGAAATTAACCAATCAATAAAATGACCAACAAATGGCGAATCGGAAACAACTATTGTCGCTTTTTTAATTTCAATTAAAAATGTTTCCCACCAACTATTCTTATTTAAAATTTGAGGTGGTTTGGCCGTTTTTAATAATGGTGTTATATGTGACATTTCTTTCTCAGTAGGTTCTGTATTTAATAAGGCGGCGAAGGTCATCATTGAAACATGATCAATTTGGTCATCTGATAACGTTGAATAATATTTCATCAATTCATTCATTGTAGTGATCTGGGTTATTCTTTCTTGTAATGAAAATAAATTAGTAATTGATTTCTGTCGTTCTTCTTGAATTTTGTTAATATCATTGTATGGACAACCCATTTTAGTAAGATCTTTAATGAATAACAACCTCGGTATTAATAATAAATTATGATCTTCTTCTATATCATTTTCTGTTATATCTTTTGCATCATAAAATAAAGGAATGTTTTCACATAATAAACATTTGTATGTAGGTAAATGTTTAATTTTATTA